AAGAATGCGCTATGGATGCGCCTACCGAGTGGCAGGCTGATCTGTTGGCAGAGGCCACAGCTCGAGTTGCTCACCACACCCTGGGGGAGTGAAAAGCTCGGCGTTACGGTCCACAGCCAGAACACCTACAGCCGGCAGTGGACTAGGAACGCCATCATCGGCAGTAGCATCTTCCAATCCGCTGTACAGGGTACCGCTCGGGACTTTCTTGCCGTGGCTATGCTTAACCTTGATAAAGCCGGTTACGAAGTGATTAACAGCGTGCATGATGAAGTCTTACTCCTCGTTGAAGAACAAAACGGGGAGTCCGCAATGGCCGACGTAATCCGTATTATGACTACGCCACCGTCGTGGGCTCCCGATTTTCCTCTCGCAGCGGAGGGCTGGCACGGCAAGCGTTACCGTAAGTAATTACTTAGGTATGGAATAGTAGCGGTCTCCAATTTTTACAACCTTGGAGCCGCGCTCTTTTTCAGCCGCCTCGGCCTTATCAAATGTCTCATGTGCCTTGCCCTTAAGCATTACGTAGGCATCCCTTGGCAAATCTCTTAGCATGCGCTCATCGTCTGATGTTGGCGCGACAGATCCCCAGTGACCCAAATCTTCTCCGGTACCAGTCGGGCCCATGCCGTACGCCATGGCTGTCTGGTAATCATAACCGGCGCCCTCTGGGTTAAACACACTACCACCACCGGCTTTTCCTTCAACAGCCTTCTTGACAGGTGTTGGGTAAAACAATAAACCAACGTCGTCATTGGCGTAGCCCTTGTAGCCTGCCTGCTTAATTAGACGCTCTAGCTCGTTGAGTTGTTGCTTCTCATCAACCTGTTGAATGCCTTGGCTCATTAGATATGGGTCAAGGCTTTTTTGTTTGGCGATTGCAGACAGCCCCAGTGGGTCTTCATGCAGTGGATAAATATCTTCTGCCATTCCCTGATACTTGTGTGGGCCCAGTCCTTGCTCTGGTTTAACGCCAGGCTTGTCTACATAAAAATAAGAACGCGGCTTAATATCCAGCGCCTCTTTTAAGCGATCAGCCTCCGCGCCCTTGATACCTTTACCGTACATGCGTGGGTCTAGTTGGCTGATTGATGGTGCGTTGGAAAAGTGTACGAACGGCAGTGACTTAGCGTGCTCTAACATTTTACCAATTTTACCACCACCAGCAAATCCTGGGTAGTTAATATCAATCTGCTCTGGTGGCAGGATCAATGGTTTCTGTGGTGCGTACTTAAACTGTTGGCCTAACTTAACAAGCTGATCATTAATTGCGCTGGGGTCGCCGCCAGACTTTATTAATTGCTCACGCTGGGCTTTTAGCTGATTCATTGCGTTAATTAATTCTTCGTTCATGCCAGAGTAGCTAACTAAAGAGTTTTGGCCTCGCGTCTCAGTCGCAGCAGCTAAACGTGCTAGTGGTGAGTACATCTGTGAGTGTGCGCCGTAGGCTAGTTCTTCACCCTTAGGGCCAAACGATGCACCAGTAGTGCCATGACCAAAGTAATCGTGCACGGCCCTGAACTGTTCGTTTGCCTCTTTGTTAAGCGCTGGGTGTGGCTCACCACCCTGAAATACTGTTAGGCGTTTATTTTGTAGTGCATCCTCGAGCATCTCTTTGGAGCTCTTGTATGCCCTCTCACCAGTGGGGTCAAACGATAACTTAACACCAGATCCCTGGAGTGCCTGGAACTGATCGGCTGTCTCTTTAGCCATCTGCTGGTAAGCCGCCTGGGTTAGCTCGTCGTAGTTAGTCGCACCAGATTTTTTAACAAGATCTGGATTCATCTGCAGATACTGTTTGAAGATCTGTTGCTTTACCTTTGGATCAACATTTTCCGATGACAGCATTTCAAACGCCTTTGCTACGGGAGTTTGTTTTTGCGCCGATGATACGGGCATGTTCTGTATTGCCTCTAAGCTAAACTTAGGTGCAATCTTTTTTGCCAGCTCAACCGCGGCGTTTACTTTACCACCACCAGCATATTTCTTACCAGGGAAATCCGTAAGCTCTAGGCGTGGGTCGTTCCAGTCTGTTATCTCTAAGTCTTTACGTGGTGCGATAATGAGCGGGCCACTCTGTAGTTTTTCTTCTGCCCTAAATACCGGTAGCCCAGTGCTCTTGTCGTAGAACTGAGAGTGCCGGCGTGGGTCCATACCGATCTGGGTATAGTTAGGATCGTTTAACATCTCGGCCATCATACGACGAACTTCGTCATCGGATGTACCAACGTTAGTGCCCTTTATAAGCGCAAAGGGGGACTTTGCAGAACCGATCTCTGCGCCTAAGGGGGTGAGAGCCTGCTCCTTCGTTCCGAGGCCTACACGGACCGCCTGGTTGGGCCTAGAGGTAAACTCAACATCTTTGAGGTGCCCGGTTCTACCATAACTAATTGCTTTACCAGATGGATCGTGTGTTGTATCCACATACACGCCCTTTTGGGTATATGCTGGAATATCTAAACGATTACCGACACGCATGCCCGCAGGAATAGGGGCCAGTGCCTTAGCCTGTTTGCTTGACATTAGAGCATTAATAATTTGCTCGTCAGTATATGCTGGTGGCAGTTCAGACCATTTACGAATAGGTAACTGCTGATTAAGAATGCGTATACGTTCTTCTTGGCTGATGTTACCCTTGAGATATTCTTCTAGCGCCTGAGCTACTTTGGGATCTTGACCGTGTGGATGCCGTTTAAGTGCAGACAAACCAGCTTTAATTGCGCCACCTTTGGCCTTCATAAACTCCGGCGACTCGGCCTCTTCGGGATTGTACTTGGCAAACTTGCCACGGATCTTTGACGGGTCCAATACACCAACGTTTTGGTATCCAGACTCGTTAACGTTAAATGTCTTAATGCCACTTTCGCGTAGGTGTTGCAAAAACGCTGGAGACTCCATCGTCGTCCAGTTAGAGTGTGGGTCTTCAATTCTGGATTTAAACTGACGCGCCATCTTGGGATCTTCAGCATATTTTTTGGCAACGTACGCCTCAACTAATGCGCGCCCTTCTGGTGACATTGGATCAAAATGATTTGACATGTCTACGCTAACTGGGTACATGGTAGAGCCCTTGTTATAGCTACCCAATGGCACAGCGTCGCCAGTCTTTAAACTAATGTATGGTCCCTTACCTGCGGTAAAACTATCGGCAAACTTAGGGCTCTTTGTTACAAACGTAACACCGGGCGTAACAAAATCAACGTCGCGCACAGTTGACTTTAGTGGGTCAAATGCTTCGATGTTTGGATTTGGACTGCCGTGATAAAAACCTGGAGTAAACTTTTTCTTGAACTCCTCAACAGCCGCCTTCATTTGTGCAGGTGTTAGCTTTGGCATTTAGCACTTCCACTTACGTAACGCTTTGTTGATACGTGAATCTGGATCGTTTGCTGTCTTGGATGATGTTAGCTTCTTCTTCATCCCGCCCATTCTGGCGCAGAATGACTTCTTACGTGAGCCGCCCTCTGGCTGTGGTGCCTTTAGCTCGCCGCCAGTCTCACGCTTGTACGACGCGCGCCCCAGTGCGTTCAAGCCACCCGACGGGCTCTTGCCCTCAGAACGTTGCCATGCTGGTGTTGTAGAGCCGCCTTTAGCGTATCCTAGTTCTTGTAACGAACGTATTAACTTCTCATCAATAATTTGCGATGGAATACCAACTGATTGACGATAGTTATAATCGGACAAAGGACGTCCGAGTTCTTTCATGGCTTTGGCTTCTAAGTCACGGAATAAAAACTCACGAGGCACAGGAGTAAATTGGTCTTCGCCTTTTTCTCCAATAATTAAATTCTTATATCCGGGGTGAACATCTGGTTTTAGTATTTGTGATTCTGCAGTAAATAATTGAGGACCAATAGCCCCTAACTCAGCCTCACGTAATGCTGGATCAATTGTTTCATCTAAGTGTCTTTGTAGATCAAGTGCTCCAATTCGCTTTTGACCCATAACGTCAGCGACCGCACCACGACGCTTAAACGCATTTGCAAACTCTAAAAACTCTTTGCTAGTAATATCAGGTGCGCCGGATAGTTCTTTCTTACCAGCCATTTTTGCGTTTAATGCTTCTATTTGTTGCGGCGTTACTTTACCAGAACGAATGTCTTCTAACAGTTCAGAGTACATTTTTTCAAACACTGGACGATTAGAGCGATGTGCTGTAGTGCTCATTAACATGGGAGAAACCACAGCACGATTTGAACCGCCAGCTTGGTTAACAGCATTCAATAGTCTATTAGCCGCACCGGGCGAATCCATCGCCCAGGTGTACTCTGGATGTAAATTAATAAATCCAGGACCACCGGAGAACCCCCCTGTCGCCTTGGTGCGATCAGCCATTGTGCCGAGTAGTGTTTGTCCTTCACGAGGTATCAAAACCTCAGATAATTTTTTAGTAACACTTTTTGCTTTACCTAATTTACCGCCTTCAGCTAAGTGCACTAGACCACCGGCGGCTTTTTTCTCTTCCTCTTCTTTTGAAGGATAGAATATATCTTTAACTTCTTTGCCACCCTGCACGGTTGGTACTAACAAAGATAACCCGGTACCAATTGCACGCAAAGGTTTAATGCGTGACTGGCTTAACGCACCACCAACTGTGCCAATGCCACTTAAAATAGCCCCACCGGTGTCGCCTTTTTCTATATCACTAATTGTTTTACCAGCCTCGGCACCCATGACACCCATGCCACCAATTCGTCTTGCGACACTTGGTTTACCTAGGCGTTCACTTGATATAATATTGGCCGCAGTTTTTTGTGGGAGAGATGGTTCGGCAGGTTGGTTTTCAATTCCAAGAAAACCCTTACGAATAGGAATTTGTGATCCACGAGATTGTACAGGTTTGCCTCGAGCAATTTCACTTTTTTTGTAAGCCTCTTCAAACGTAGCACCACCAACATTGGGTCCAGTAGTCTGTGTGGCTAACCATTTAGCTACTTTGTCACCGCGCGGTGTGCCCTTTGGCCCAGCAACTTTTTCTGCAACTTTAGTTGCTGTGGTATCAACAGCGGAACCTACAGCGGGGCCGGCAATAGCACCAAAAGTGCTACCAATAGCAGCGCCAGCCGCTGGATAAATCATATCACCAGAGCTGCTTTCTTCTTGGGCCTGCAATTGCCTAATGTAGTCCGCTAATTCTTTTGCGTCCTCTACATTACCGGCAGCGTCTGCCTTCTCAAATGCGTCTATGGCTTCTTGTAATTGTGGATTCATTACTGATATTTTTTCAATAGATTTTTTACGCGGTCTGATTTAATATCTGTTTTAGATGCTTTGCCTGGTGCTGCAGTCTTTTCTTCTGGGGGAACTTGAAGCGGATTATTATCTGTTATCTTCATACCTAAAATATCGCCAAGATCTTTATTGTGTTGAGCGATAATTGTCTTTCCTTCGTTTCGGAAAAACACATCAGGATCTGCATAGGTACCGGCACGATCTCTGTATTTAGCATATGCGTCTGCCATTTTCTTATCAAACTGTGCACGCTCAGCCATAACTTTTGACTGCATTAGCAAAATTTTTGCTGGATCTTTGGTTGATCCAACTGCTTGCTGTACTAATCTACGCTCGTTGTCTGATACGGCACCTTGTCCAGCTAGGTATACCTTGGCATACTCCAACTCTGCCTGTTTTAAATGTTTTTCAACACGTAAAAACTTTTCAATTTGTTGCGGAGAAGCCCCGGCTACCGTCAAGTTTCTTTCAAGATCACTAATACCAATTGTACCAAACTGACCAATACTTGCACCACTTTCAATTTGTTTTAAAATAAATGGTACCATACCCTGTTTAGATAGTTTACCAAATACGGCTTGCATGTCTTTGTCTTGTACAATAGAAAGAATATCATTGTACCTAGTTTCACGTTCACCAGCAGATTGACCAAGACGGTTTACTTCAGCAGCAAGTTTACCAACGTCTTTACCTAACTCTTTAGCTGCCTCTCCGGCACCTGTTTTTTCAACCTCTAATTGACCAACAGATTTACGTTCTACTTTTGGTTCAGATGGTGCACCAGTGGGCACAGCCTCTGCCTGTTTAGTAGATGCCTCAGTAGGTCTTTGTCCGGATTCAAATTGTGTAATAGCGTTAGATACAATCTTACGAGCCTCATCCGTATTTGGAATAGGTGCGGTTGGGTCGATGCCTAATTTACCAGCAATAAACTTAGCATAGTTGGCAGTTGACTCTGGGCTATTACCCGTAGCAGTTGACGGCGCCCATGTCTCGGCTAATAGTGACGGTGTCATAATGTTGGCATCTTCACCAAATCGCTGTCTAACTGCTGGGCTCTGACCACTGAGCTTTAATTTTAAGTCTTCGTCAAGGGCTTTTTGTCCAGCCTCTAACGTGTCAAACTTCAAAAACTCGCCGGTCTTAGTATCTCTTAAATTGCCAGGATTGTTGTTACGCACGCTTACAGGGCCCGCAGCAGGAGCAGCGGCAGGAGCAGCGGCAGGAGCAGCGGCAGGAGCAGCGGCAGGAGCAGCGGCAGGAGCAGCGGCAGCCGGTTTGGCTTCTGCGGGAACGGCGCCGGCAGGTGAGAAGCGATACTCTCTTCCATCTGGACCAATGTAACTTTGTGGAGCGTAGCCTTTCTCTTGAATGGTGCGCAAGAAAATATCACGTTGCTCGGGCGGCAATGTTTGTGCAAACGCAAGATTCTTCTGTAAGTCTGGGCGTTTTAATTCATGCTCAGATACTAATTTTTCAAATGCAGCAAAATCTCCACCAGCCAATGCTTTCTTAGCAATTGGTTGAATGTTTGGTGGCAACGAGTTCAACATGATTTCATACGGAGCTGTACCACCAGCGGCAGGAGCTGCGCCAGGTTGTTGTCCACCAGCACCGCCGCCGGTCAGACCATACATCTTAGCGGCGCGTTCTTGCGCGGCTTGGTTTGCTCTTACCGCGGCCATCTGACTACGGATGTCAAACAGTTCACGCTGTTCGCGCATCTTTTGTTCATCGCGTGCCAAAACATTTCGTGTTGGATCAATAGCGGCGTACGCCAGCGCGTCTTTTAATCCGCTGGTAAATAAATTTAATGGGCTCTCGCGCTCGTCAATGATGCGCTGCATGTTAGCCAAAATGCTTTGTGTTTGCGTTGGGTCTAACGCAACGTTTCCAGGAACAGAGAACCCACCCTTACTCTTTGGTGGGGTTACTATTCCGCCTAAACCGCTTTGAACTTGAGATTCTTCAGCCATGTTTTTTATCAATCAATCATATGAAAAGTAATCAGACCAATCAGGATAATCTGTTGGGGGCACAAATGTATCAACGGCGGGAACGCCTCCACCATAATTAAATATGTCATACAGTTGTTGTTCTGTTATGCCATCTACATCAACATCACCTGGATCAACACCCTGTGCCGCTGCAATTTGATTTAGTTGTTCGGGTGTAAATGAGCTACTGCCACCTAAAAACTTACCAATATCTTTAAATGCGGTTGATAGTCCACCTTTAACGCCTAGATTTTCTAATAGCTTATTCGCACCAGCCGCGCCTCCACCTAATGCGCTGGCGATTGCGGTGATCTGGCTAAGTGGTGACATCTGCACGTCGCTGGTTACTGTTGTTGGTACAGTCACACCAGACAATATTTTACCTAAATTAGCAACGTTAGTAAACGGCGCGAGCTGTTGAGCCTGACCAACGTTCATCGCGTTACTAATTCCTTGCTGCGCCACGTTACCTAAATTAGCTGCGCCGCTAACACCTGTCGCTTGGTTCTTTAGGAACGCGTCCATTTGATTAGCAAACAACTGTGACGCTGCGTCGGCCTTTGCCTTATTAACGGCGGTTTCGCCACGCAGGCTACCAAAGTTACCAGAGGCAATTGAGGATCCCAGTACCGGTGCCGTAATGTTTGGTAGCAATTGCTCAAGCTGTTGGTTTTGCGCTTGAAATAAACCACCCATGGCAGTTGACGTATTAGGAGTTACTTGACCGGTTGGAGAGGTGATCCAAGGGTTGGCCGCGCCAGATGAAATGCTTTGGAGAGTGTTTTGAGCTTGTGTAAATGGATTAGACGGGCCGGGTTGCAGTGTATTAATGGCGCCCTGAGCTACCGTGCCACTTAACTGAGGCGCGGCCCCATAGGCGGTGGTTGCCTGGTTGACTAGGTTCTGTTGGGCGGTGTCGTACCACGATGGCATCGTGGTCTGTTGCACGCCCTTGTTGGCTATAAAATTGGAAAGTCCTGCCATAATTATCTCGCTTTACGTTTTGCTTCTAACAAATAACCAAGTGGGCCTTTACTATCAGGCGGAAGTTCGCGTGAGTCTGCGTTACGTTTATGCTCACGAATTACCTGCAAAAATTCATCTAATAGATGGGCACCACTGTCGTTACTTCCATTACCAAGACTAGATACAACATCGGCCGGTATTACAAACTCACCGTTGGCTAACATGGCCGGCACGTCATCGCTTGTGCCGTCACCGTCGCCTTTTACATATCTGTTTTGTAGTCCACCCTCACTAAAGAACTCTGGATTGTGTCCTTCAATAGATCCACCGTCGGCGTATGCGGCTGGTGTGTTCCAATATTTTTGTAAACCAAAGTCAGATTTACCTCGGATTAAATTTGGTTTTAGTTTTGTTAATCCGGTTACGGTATCTTGGTAATTAGTGTCGGTGTATGAATCTACATTGCTACCATCAGCATAGTTTTGTATATAACCACCTTCGGCGGCACGAACCGGCGACAGTGGTGAGTTAAATTGGTCTATGTTTAGGTCAATTGGTTGGCCACGAACAATTCCAGCGGTTAAATTTGGTATACCAAAATTTGATAAGCCGCCTTGGTCTGATGTGGTTGTTGGCATCGTGTATTGACCCAAACCTGGCGCGTTTCTTGCAACCATCGTTCCACCAACACCGCTTAGCATATTATATACTTGGCGCGCCCTGTTGGCCGCCTTTAATGCTTCTTGTGCGCTTGGTAGCGATGTATCACCACGATCCCACGACGTTGAGCTACCAGATGGTACATCGGTATTTCTCGCCTGCTCTTGAAGATCTTGCTCTACATATTGTGAATCGCCGGGGTACTGTGCTAAACCGCCCTCGTCTATTGGTTCATTTAATAAATACTCACCGTCGGGTGTGTCAACGTATGGGGCATCAAGATCAATGTCAGCATTTAAGCTAGGTAAACCACCTTGATCTATTGACTCGTTTAATAAATACTCCCCGTCTGGCATGTCTACATATGGCGCATCAAGGTTCATGTCAGCACTTAAACCAGAGCCAGCACCTGCACCAGCGGCACCAGCGGCATTTGCGTAACCTTCCGCACCGGCGGTAATGTCGGCGTCCCAATTTGGGATACCGCTATCAGAGAATCCACCCTTGCCAATATAAGAACCAGCGGCAGCCAAAGCCGCGCTCTTTAAAATATCTTCTGGGTCTCTGCCCTGGACGACTCCAGAGGTTGCGCTTGTTGCGGCAGCTAATGCGGCGGCTTGTCCAGCGGTTAACGCGGCTCCTGTTACATAGGGGGCAGCATATGGAACGGCAACAGAGGCAACGGTTGTCCAACCGCCAGGAATTGTATCACCTACAAATTCATCAACGTCTGCCAATACATCGCCCGCACCTTGAACCACATCGCTTACCGCATCACCCACTGAGCTAACGGCGTTTTCAACAATCTCAACAGGATTCCAAGAACCGCCGCCACCATAAAGTTTTATGTGTCGATTGCCGCAGTGCTCAAAAGCACCAAGCGGGAGCATTGTCTCCAGGTGATATCTCATACCCGCGCCATCCAGTTAAATTCGGGACGGTCAGAGTTTTCAACGGGAACACCTAACCGTTTGAGCATCTCTATAATTTCAATATTATCAGCTTTTCCATAGACCGCTTCAATGTCTGATGCTTTAATTTTATCTACGAAATATTTAATAGACCGGGCTAAAGTTAACGGCGTGTCTTCTGTAAATAAATGCAACTCCATTGCATGACCTTCAAGTTCTTTTAGAACAAGAACAGAATCATTTTTTTGAAGCATGACGGCAACTCCCGCTTCAAGATGTTTTCTTAAAGAAACAAGAAGTGTATTGGGGTCAAGGTTGCGCTCAATGGCGTCAGCTTTAATAATCTCTGTTGGGGTCATTTTTTAGATGTGACAAAGTAGCCGTGGGTCAGCAAGGCTACTGTTGTTTATTCAAATTATTAGGCTGCTGCTTTTTCTTGGGCGCGTTTTGCTAAGGTCTCTTCGACAACCTTGGCAAACTCAGGGTTTACTGAGTTAGGATCCCGTGCGTGTTTTGCCATGATGGCATCGGCCGCAGCTTTGTCGTTTAGATATTTCATGGTTTGTTGGCCGTGCATACTATCTCCTTGGGTTAAATGCTTCTACTTATACTAATGCAAATATATGGTCTTTATCGCCCTAAATCAAGTGGTTGGACCATTTAAAATAAAACTAAGAGCCGAGGCCCACTCCTGCCAGGTCTCAAACGCCTCTGGGTCTGGCACGGGGTAGCTTTCAAACGTGGTAAGCTGGCTAATGTTTTTAGCAACCTGTTTCCAGTTTTCTTCAATGTCGTACATAATTGGCTCTTCGCCAAAGTAATGTAAGAAGTTACCGTTCCAATCTTCCCAAGACATATACTCTGGGTTGATTGGGAAGAATGTTTGGATACTCACGGACGCTCGTCGCCGTACTCTGCCGTAATCAACAGGCGGCCCATTTGGAAGTCACCGTCGAGCACGTTGGACTCAAACTTTAACCTAACCTCACGATGCTCTACGCGCAGGTCAATCTTGCCGGTGTCTGGGTCAAAGTAAAATGGTCCAGAGGTTTCTGTATCTCCGCGGGCAAACTTACGGCCCAGGATAGTCATAGCCATCGTGCCGGACTGTACAAAATCTGGTTCAATACGTCTTAGGTGCATACGTCGGTTTACGCCGGTGGCGCTGTCTTGTGATGGTATCCCACCAACCCAGCTAATGTCGCAAGTCGTGATGCTAGATGTAATGGCAAACTCTTGGTTAAACGTAATTGCGTTTGTGCCAAACTCATGCTGCCAGAGTGGATATCCACCTTCAATATAATATATGTAATCGCCGGCTACTTGAATTGGGTCAAAGTTTTCTTCTACAGTGATTAACGTCACACCCTCTGGGTTTGTGGCGGTAATTGCTGAGGTAAACATAAAGACACTTGTCGTAATTTTATATACTACGGGCGTGCCTGTGTTTGTTAATGATATATAATCACCGGCACCAAAGGTAGCCGTAACGTCCCCGTTAACATATACTTGGTTATTATTTGCAACCGGTTCGCTTGGTGGGTTATCAATTACCTCAAACGGTATGCTAAATGTATTAATGTCTTCCCATCCGGCCCAGATAGGTGTTGGGAATACCTCGGTGGTGTATCCGCATGATCTACGTGATCCAGGCGCGCTTCCGGCGTCGTACCAGATTTTGTCTTTGACGTTGTATACAATTGCGTCGGTGCATTCTGTGGCATCGCCGCGGGGATAAAAAAACCAGATCTCATTATACCTAGGTACTTTGGTTGCCCATACCTTTTGGCGCTGTACAAAGTTGAGGTTATCAAATAGCCAGTTTACGTTTTTATCATTTGGCAGTACAGAGACCGCACCATTGTATAGGTAGAAACGGTCGACACCCATCCAGTAAAATATACCATCCATCTCAACAAAGCACGAGGATGATATGGTAGAGATCTGGCTAGAAATAATATCATAGCGCCAGTACAACGGAGCCGTGCCAGTAAATGAGACACGGATCAAACTATCGGTTGCCCAGAACAATCCAGATGGTGAGTTAGTACCGCCACGCACCGGTATACCCTTAACAATCTTAGACGAGGCCATGTTGACCTGGTTAGACGTTGGGCCATTCCAGTCGGTGATCGTTTGCTGATTGTATGTGGTTAAGTCTGCGTTTGTGTCAACGTTGTTGTTAGCAATAAAACCATCCGACCCATACACAAACGTGTAGGGATACAACACGCAAACACCACCATCTACTACGATTGGACGATAGGTTGGGTTTTGACCACCCGTATCAGCCAGTCCATAAAAATTCCATTCGTTCAGTGAGTCTGGTAAAAGTCCACCAGTTAATACCTGGGTCTGTATGGCGTTGTCAATGTTTACCAAATTACGGCCGGGGTGTGCTAATACCTGTAGTGACCCGCCCGCTGGCGAGTACTGTAAGTCAAACTGCCACAACAAAGTTGGATCTGGTGTAAACGTTACGTCATACAATGACACTGTTGTTGGTGTTCCTGCAATACTAGCGGCCGTTACAGTTACCGTTGTATTTGGTGCTAAATACGTTGCACTTACCACTGTAGTTGAAGTAGTAATGTCGTCGTCAAATATAACCGTCATTGCGGCGGGAAACGCTGCTGTTACGTCGCCAGCAATTACAAAGGTGCTAGTTGTATTTGATACCAACGTAAACGGTGAGTAGCCGGGTAAAATATTTACAGTAAGCGGACCACTGCCAACGCCAAACGTAGTGCCTGTTGTAAATGCTTCTAAACCATACTGGTTACCAACAAAAATGTAGTTAACTCCGTTAAAGGAGTTAGATATCATGCCTCTTGGTATGCCGGTAAACGTTGCAAACAACTCACGGTAGCCGCCCATTTTTCTGGGTGTGCCACGTTGAAAACGGCACCATTCTCCGTCACTAAACTCGCGTGACTCAAATACTGTGCCGTCTCGTTTTATGCCTGGCTGTACGCCAAGCGTGTAGACCAGATTATACTGATCTGGTAGCTTGTTTTCTCCAGCCATTAGAACGTCCCGCCACCAATTAATCCTGCGTTAAATGTTGCTGGTGTGGATACCTGTGGGTCTAATGTGTTAGTGTTATCAATATCTAACATTAATACGGAGTTGGCAGAAAACCCTAAATTATTGGTACCAACCAAATACATACCAGTGTTTGTATCACTTGTAAAAGAAAAAGATGGAGCTGCGGCAGAGCCGTTGTCTGCATAGTAAACGCCAACAGTTGTCTGGCTAATAACATATAGCTGGTTACCATCACTGAGCGCCAAAATAACACCACCATTACTTAATGCAATAGGTGTCTGTAAGCTACCAGAGATTTGGAACGTGACATTGTATCCTGGCTGACCTGTATTGTTTACCAACACATACAACTGTGTGGTGGCTGGTAACGTAACATCTAAATCAACCGCACGGGTGCCAGCCAACGCAACGTATGTCTGAATAATTGGTGCGTATGATACTAAGCTAAATGTGTTACCAACAATAGAGTCTACGTCATACGTTGCAGATGTGAACGTTACATTTGATGGTACCGACAAACCAACCGTAAAGAAGTTACCAGAGGATTCTTGGAAGACAATAAAACCAGACTCTGCGGGGTTAACGGTGATAGTGGCTAAACTGTCAATTGTTGAAGTGCCTTGTGGCGTGATTGTAATCGCACCAGTTCCGTTATTTCTAAACGCAATATACCAACCAGTAGTTAAACTAGCCGCCGTTGGTAGTGTAAATGTGCCATTGCCGCCCGTCCAAACAAATGTAGCGGCACGGCTTGCGTCTGTAATTGATGGTGTTGACGATACTTCTACAATGTTTTGTGTAGTGTTTAATTTGCCAGATAGCGCAACTAAACCGTTTCCAGCTAACGAAGCGGCATCGGCGGATGATGTGCCAGCGCCAAAGGTTACATTTTGCCAGACACCGGCTGAGGTGGAGTTATCCGATAGATAAAAATATTTAGACACTCCTGCGGGGATTGACACAGATCCTGTACCAGCAAAGTCTTGTACAGTAAATGCTACGCCACCAAAGTTACGAATTAAGATATCCGCGCCGGTGGTTCCCTGATTTCCCTCAGGCAGGGAGATAACTAAACCAGAAGTAGACGGCGTGCAGTCAATAATACGGGCGGCTGGTACCTGCTGTGGATTAACAACGGCAGGCCAGTAAAGCTGCACATTCGCACTGAAGTTAAGTTCGTAGTACGATACGTCCGTTGGCTGGACAACTGTTCCGGTAAACGGTGATGTATAAATTGGCATATATTATGGTTCCTGAACCGTAGTATTTCTATCAATACGACGCGAGTTGTCTTCTTTTTTCAACGCAGCTAATGACTCGGTGTAGTATGCTTTCCAAACCGGCAGCTTGTCCAACGCCTTTAAATAGCCTTGGGCCTGTAGTAAGGTACCAAACAACATCGCCTGCGGGCACTCGCGCGTGAACAAGTTAGTCTGGTTGCTTGTGTCAAGTGGCTGAATTAGGCTGTAGTAAATAATTTCTACAGGATAATCTTGGTCTGGTTTTGGTGCAAAGTTCCAGTTGTTGTAGTCATACTCACCGTAATACTTTGGTTGACCATTACTTGACTCAGATTGGTACTGTGCAATATAATCCTGTGAGCGCAACAATATGGGCGCGCCGTTTACTTTCATTGAAACGGTTTTGCGCCAGCGTGCTGGTTTAGCTAGTACATCTTGGTTAGTTGCCAAAGTAGTTTCTACTACGGTTAATTGTAGTAGTGACTTTAACTCGGCGGCAATCGCTGCCTCAGCCAATCCAATTAGGCTGGGGATCTGTGCAACAAACCCAGGGTCATCACGTTCCATGTAACGCTGGACGTCATCCACCAAGTTGTCGTAGGTCATTACGTATGCGCCGCTCATCGTGTATAGTAGCTGTAGTTAGGTTGGAAGTAAATTGGCGACTTGTCGCGCTCTTCTTGTGCCGCGTCGTACTCTAATTGAGTGGCCATCTTTTCTAAGTACGCAATTCGTTGCAAATCAATCTGTGGTAACTGCATTGCTAGTTTGTGCGACAAGCTGGCCTGGATAGAACCAATCCAACGATTTGGCAGATATAGTTCATTTGTTAACGAACCAACGTCTGGCATCTGCGTCTCAACAATTAACTGAAACACTTGATAGTTATTGTTTGGCACGGGCCACAGGTACATGCGCGGCTCAACTAAACGGTCAAACCAATACTGCAGTGTTCGCTGGCTGGGGAATTGTTTATTGGGGAGGCTCCAGTAATCGTTACGGTTTAGTCTGGCCATAGGAATAACCTGCTGGCTCTGTGCGAACTGGATGGCACGCAACGAGAATGTTGCTAATGTGTTTCGGTTTTTTAATCTAAAGTAATAGAACTCTTGTGTGGCGTTTATGCTAAAGTATGCCCACTCACGGTCAGCCAGTGTGGTGGATGGGAACGACTCCCACACCGTCCAGTTTGTTCCGTCGTTACTGACCTCAAAGTCTAAAGTATAAGTTGCCGTTGTTCCGGGGCAGTACGCGTTAAATCCAACGTAAAACAATCGTGTCTGCGGGCTGTATGCAGCACCGAAGTAATTATCTACTAGCGTCGTAGTTGCAAAAAGATCTAGTGTGTCGTTTGCGTCTTGGTCAAACAAATTAACCACGTTTGGGTTTGATGCTGGCAATAATCCACTGTACGATGGATTTGTAATATAAACCCAGTTTGCCTCGCGCACGTCAATCGTGCTCTCGGGTAACGAAACCCATTGTGCATTTGTTGGAGCGCCGATGACTTTATTTTCTAAGAGCCACAGGTTAACGCCGCGGTTAGATAGGTTCTGTAAAATATAATACAGCGCCTGTTTACCGGCGTCAATATATTCAGGCGTTATCTCTTCTGCCGTTTTACCAGCATCACGATATGCGTACGAGATCAACTGATCTACGTTGATCTTGGTCTGGTTAATGGTACCAGAGTATGACATAAATTAACGTCCTCTGCCGGATGAGCGTTTAGTTACTTTTTGTGGGAGGTTTGGCTTTGCTTTGCCGGCCTTGATAAACTCTTTGCCAACCTTCTTAGGGATGCCAAGGGTTGACTTACCAGCGGCCGCTGCATACATCGCCTTCTGTTGCTGCTTAGACTCTATTGGCATATTAGCAAGCCTTTCCGCCGCGTTTTTTACCGGTTAGTTTACGGTACTTTGCCTCGTAGCTAGATGGGTCTTTTTCAGCAATTCTTTTTTCTTGTTCGGCGGCTTCTTTGTTTTGCTCTGGTGTACCCATCACGTTTTCGTATAGTTTTTTACCGACGGCTTTAATATTGTCTACAATACCGCCGTCAGCATACTTTTTTACTTCACCGCCTTTTTTAGCGTAGCCCATCTTGTTACGGACGTTGGTTGGGAGTTTGGCCAGGCCAGGGTTCTCTTCTGCGTCGACAGATTTTAACGAGCCGCCCTCAGCACACTTTTTTGCGTAGCCACCCTTCTTCATCATTGGGGGCATCGCACCCATGTCTGGCGCTGGCTCGGCAATGTTTGACATCGCTGGCTTAATAGCCGCCTTAGATGGAGCTGCGGCTTTTTTGGGTTTGGATAGTTTAATTTTCTGGATGTCTTTAATGTCGCCAGAGTCTTTCTTCATACCAATCGAACCGCCCGCCTTGTAGCGACCAACGCAACCGCCGTCTTTCTTCTTCATGCGGCCACCCTTTTTGAGTTTGGCCAGGTCAGTCTTATCACCCTCGTGTGACTGCTTGTCGTGCATGGCAAACGCCTTTTTCACGACTTTTTTGTCTTGTGCAATGTCTTCGCTCATCTCTGACTTTTCAGAGTGGCGTGATTTATACTTTACAGCGCCACCTTCTTTGAAGCACTGCATCTTTGGTGAAGATTTAAAGCCGTCCATGTTGGTTCCTTCAGGTTAATGGTTCTATATCTACTAATGCAAAATAAGGGGCCTTTACGCCCCGGCCAAGAACAGCGAGCGCTCTATTTGTCTACGCTTTTTAAGGACCGGCGGGGTGCTCCAGTTAAGGAACGCGTCGCCTGCCTTGTGCACGTTGCCGTCGTTAAAGTGCTTGACGACCTCCGAGCGGGCCATGTTGTCCGGTCCAATGTTATGGCACAGGCTCATCAAGGCGTCGATCTGGTGCCTCTTAGGAGTGCTGTTTAAAGCCGATTCTAGGGCCGTAGAGCACTTTTCTAGGTCTCGGTGTAGGATACCTATCACCTCGGCCTCAGAAAGCTCCCTATGGAGCAAATGGGCGTCCTTTTGGCGTATTAGGTGCCCCACGCCAGTCGTCCACTTACCGCCGGCATCTTGGTAGGCGCGGTAGCGCTTTCCTTCAAAGTGTTCAATTAGTTCAACGGTTGAGTCAGCAACCCACTGGAATGGGGTGCTGGCCATGGCCCATTTAGCTAGGGGGTCGTGAAAACACACGCCCCAGACAAGCGCAATCGCGCAGGCGTACACCGCCAGGTGATGTCGTAACATAGAGTCTCCTCGTTAGTTTGCTATATACTAATGCAAATTTATGCTAAGAAAAGGCTCTTGTGCCTGTTTTGTCAATAATAAGCGCCTGCTTACGGGGTGCGGTGTCTTTAGTGTTTGGCACGCTGATATGCGTCCAGGAGCCAAACTCTTCAATAATCTGGTCAAATGGTATTCCTCCATCGATGCAGGCCTGTACGACCTGTTTGGGGGTCAATCCGGGGACTCTGATATCGGCGGCACAACCTATCCTATGCTGGCTAGTGTCCTTGCTACCGACAGAGTCGTTAACTGGCTTAGAGCGAAACGCTGAGTTTACAAGGATCGGCTTGTTAAGTAGCGATCTGACTTGTTCTAATAACTCTGCGGTGCGTACTAGGTTAGCCGTTTCGGTGGCGTTTGGGGTGTTGTCTAGCCCCTTGCGCTGTGCCACCTCGCTGGCGGTTAGTTCCTCTAGTGTAAAGTTAGGGCTTAGGTTCATTCTTGCCTTTCTTCATTTCCATTATCTTCTCCAGCGAACGTCCGCCGAAATAGAATGACATAATTAGCATGCCCCACTGGCCCAAGAGCTCAACATAATTGTTGTTGACCTCGATGTCTGCGGCGCTCATGGCGGCGAATATGGTGTACACAATCAATATAAAGATCAGCGTCAAGGGGCGGATGTTCTTAGACAGCCACGAGTCGCTTGCCATGTCGGCCTGCTGGCGCTTGGTTAGCTCTTGTGCCTCAATGTTGTCGGCGTTAAGCTCGGCCAGCCTGCCTTCTTGTTGCATTTTGAGAAGTTCTTGTTGTGCCTTGGCCTTAGCCTCTGGGTCTGGTATAAACTTGTCTAGGATTTTCATCCCAACGTCAACGATGGCGGTTAGTGGGAACATTATTTTTTGCCCCTTTCTTCAAGTAACTTGACCCGTACATGAAGATCGTGCAGTTCTTTGTACAGTTCTTCACGCATCTTAGCCCTGCGCTCGGCAGATATTGGGCTGTCTGTAGGCACGCCTTCGGTAGTAATTAGAGCGGGCATCTTGCCCTCAATCTGGGTTAGGCGGGTCTGAAATGAGGATACTTGACCGAGTAGCCATGCTATACAGGCTACCAAGATCGGGATCACCGCCTTCATAATGTCTTGCATGTTCATTTTAGTTTACCCCTTATGGCCCCACGTAAGGTACCAAGCAATGACACCAGCCGCGATAAAACAGTAGAGCTGAACTCTTTTAATTTCGTGTAGGTCTTTGTTAAACAGCTTTTCATTTTCTTTTTTCTCCTTTAAGAGACGCGCCTTGATGACCTGTATGTCATCCCACGCCTTGGGGCCGTAGTTTCGTGTTACCTCGGCCTTCATCTTTTGCTCGAGGCGCTTGACTTCCTCGATGATCTTGAACTCGTCAAACGCCTTTAGTATGGTCTGGTCGACGTGGACCTTTTGCGCCCTGATGCGCTCTTGGGCGCGTTGCTGGGCTAGGTCGGTTGCTTCTTTTTGTACGTTGGCGATGCTGGTAGATAACTCCTTGCTGACCCCGCGCGCGGAGTCAAGGGTGCTACCAAGAGATTTTGCTCCTTCTAAAAAGCCAAATTGGTCTGACATTATTCATTATTGTAGTTTTATGAGTAGGGCGATCATGGTCGCCACAATGAATCCCACCGACCCGACTAGGATCTGCTCGATGCGTTTTAGTCTGGCGTTGATGCCGGCGTAGCGCTCGGCGCAGACCGCCTCGTGGGCGGACAAGGCGGCCTCGTTTTTGTCAATTAGGTCGGACATTGTTTAGCCTTTGTGCTTGTTCAGCCTTAAATGTTTCGTATGCTTGGCGAACTTCGGGTGTCCATGCCGCATTGCAAATGTCTTGTACCTTCTGCTCTTGGTCGCTAATGTCCATATCAGGTTTTAATACCCAACGATGAAATGTGCGTGATACAAAGTCACCATCTCGTTCAATAACAGTAGCTTGGCGAACTTGGATAGTCCAACTACTTACAACTTCAATGCGGTCAATTTCAATTTTTTCTGTAAGAGCCATAATTAAGCCACCCGATAAGTTATAGAAATTGAATATCTGTAATTTGTTCCCCAACTAATAGCACCATTTGTGGAAGTCCAAATTGATGAGTTGCTAGTTCCACCATTTGCAACGCCAAAAAACCAATTTCCAGTAGCGTTTGTTTCTCTACAAGAACCTGTGTAATCTAAATTTGAATTATAAGCAACTTCAAATGGTAAATTTGTTATGGTTGCAGAACCGCTTGCTGATCCAGGATCTGTTAATTGAAAAACATAAGCAACTAAAACCATTTTTCCAATTTTTATGTATGTTCCAGTTGAAGTATAAGAAGTAATACTTCCACCGCCTGAATTAACTGTTGGTGTCCAAGTTCCTTCTTCATAATCATCTAATGTATTTGCATCAGTAGAAGCAGATTGAGTTGCTGGGAATGTAATACCAGCACCGCTTGTTGATGGGGTAGCACCGCCCACGCCTATAGTCGTTGCAACGATTGGAGTTGTTAATGTCGTGCTGGGAAGAATCATCCCGCCTTGTACTTGTGTCAAAGCCATTATGGAAGCTCCTTAATAAAATCGTCTGCTTGTTCTTGTGTCATCACATTCCCATCGGCATCTTGCAGTTCTGCACCAGCTAAGACTTCTTTTTTGAATGTTTGGTAGTCGGTGTTGGCTGGGTCAAAGGGAATGTATGCGTTGTCAGCAATACGCAATATTGCATTTGCATCTACTAGACCATTTGGTGTTTTTTGTTGTGGTAATAATTTATACATTTATAGCTCCGCACTTGCTCTAATTGTTACATTTCCATTTGGGTATAACCAAGTAGTATTACCTTGCACAAAAGATGCTGAATAAGATCCCCCT